TCAAACAACTTATCTGTTCTTTTATACAAAGTAAAAGTTTTATTTAGTAAACCTTGCACATCTCACTCCTTTCTTGTTTATAACCCTTCTGCATCACTTACCTTATACTTATCTAAAACATCTTTAACTAAATTCCATTCAGTAGAATATCTTATATAAAAAGGATCTCTATAAGTTACACTATAATCTCCCATAGATTCTGCTGAAATTCCTTCACTTCCTGCTTTATTAAACATAGAACAACAAAGAACTAAAGCAACTTCTTTTATAGCATCAGGTACAGATTCATATCCATAAGAATATGTAACTTCAATTGTTTGTAATCCCTCAGTAAACACAAACTCATCAGGATCAGTTTTTATAATACCTACTTCTTTATAAACATAATAATAATCCTCATCAATTATATCTCCATTATCTACAACTTCTATAACTTCAATAACTGGTATATAAGAAAGCCTGATAAGAGAAGTATGAGCACTATCAATATCAAAATATTCTGTGGTAGTAGTAGTTCCTACAAAATCTCTACCACAATAAGTAGTAATCAAAGAAGAAGCACCTGTAATTATACTATTCAATAAATCATCATAAGTACTATCACTTGAAGATATTTTTAAGCGCTTCTTCAACTCCTCCAGCGTCACCAGATTTTCCACCTACTTTTTCCTCCTCTACTTTTTCTTTTTTTACCTTCTCTTCTTTTTTACCATGAACTTCTTTCAAGTGCTTCTCTAATTCTTTTTTACTATCAAAAACAAGATAACAATCAGTACATACAAGATTTATATCAACTTCTTCATAACCAATAGAACGAAAATAATTTTTTACTCTCCAATCATCAAGAATAACAAGACCATTCTTTACAGGAATTTTACCTTTATGATAAGTGTGTTCGTAGAAAACATCTGGGCGTTTACCTGCTCTTATACCTTCTAGGAGTTTCATGGCATAAACTTCTTTCTTTTCCATTTAACCCTCTCCTTTTTATATAGTTAGACCTCTATAGACCTATACTAATTTTAATTTTTATTCTTTTATACCTACTAACATAGCTGCAGTTAAGTAATCCCTGATAACAATTGCCTGGTCAGAATAAATTTCAAACTCATCATACTGAGTAGTTGTCTGCGCCAGCATTTTAAATGTTACAGGAGTAAGTTCTGACACAAAGCATTCTGTGAAGTTAACTGCTATTGCTATTGTGCTCTGATAATCAGAAACTGTAGTTGTTCCTGTTAAGTCTGTACCATCAAAGTAGTAATTATCTCCAACTCCATCAGAAACAAAAATAGGGATACCATTATAAGAAAGAAGTTTAAATCCGCCATCCACTTCAACCCTATCAATCCATCTCTGATATGTCTGAAGAAGTGTCTGGAGAATTCTTCTTCCTTTTTTACTCATGATAATGGCATCTGGCTCTCCTTTACATTTATCAATTAATTCATCCATCTTGGAGAGAGTTAAACTTGTTCCCCCATCAACGCTACCTGTAGTAACTACCTGATTAACATCATTGATCTGTTTAATAAGACCAGTAACTTTCTTACTATCACTAGAAGAAAAATTACCATTTATATAAGCATCTTCTTCAGCAGCTTTAAATTCAGTAATTTTAGCTTCAATTTCTTCTGCTAAAATATCAACATAACTTTTCCCTATTGCCTGAAGTTTTCTTGTAACTTTCCCTTTAGTAGCAATTGTTTTATAGGGGAAATTAACCTGAGTATAAGAACCTGTTTGTTCTGTAATCGTATCAGTGTCAGCAACCCATTCTGCTCTTGAACCAGCAGCAACAGGACTTCTTCTTACACAATAATATCCAGGTCCAGAACCAGGTTTTCTTGGCAGATTGACTCTAAGAGGGTTCTTATAGTTAAGCAACATAGCAATAGTTTTATCTATTTCTTGCTGCACAACATCAGAACCTTCCCCAGAAACATTCAATGCCTTAACAATTAAATCCTTGTTCATTTATTTCACCTCCTTTTTACTTTTTCTTATTCAATTTACTTAATTGTTTTCTTAGAAGTTCTGAAGGGGTTTCATTTTTATTATCATCAACATCTTCAGAATCTACACCTTTTCTAACAGGAATATTACTTTCAACAGTTTTCTTTAAATCAGCAATAGATTTAACTATACTGTTAAAGATTTCTGTAGTATCTTTTTTAAATTCTTCAAATCTCTTACTAATATCAGAATCTTCCTGCTTAACCTCATCAGATTTTTCTTCTTTATTATCCTCTTTGACTTCTTCTGTATCTCCTTCAGACTCTTCTTCCTGTGTAGATTTTTCTACAAGAGATTTAATAAGTTCTTCTATTTTATTAAGCCTTTCCTCAAAAGAAGCAAGTTTTTCAACAACATCTACTTCTACTTCTTTATTTTCATCCTTCACTTCATCTTCTTTATCTTCATCTTTAACCTCTTCATCCTTTGTTTCTTCACCCTTTCCTTCATCTTTAACCTCTTCATCTTTTGCTTCTTCATCTTTTGCTTCGTCTTCCTTTACTTCCTCATCCTTTTTGATGTCTTCATCTTTTTTAACTTTATTTTCTTCTTTTATTTCATCTTCCTTAACTTCAGTAGTTTCTTTCTTCCCAAGATTTTCCTTTTTTTCTTTCATTTCATTACCTCCTTTATCTTCTTGTTTTATTATATTCATTATACTACCACATTTTAAACATTTTATATTTTCTTGTTCTTCATCAGCTCGCATTTCAAAACCACAGTTAGAGCATCTATACAAAACTTTCCCATTAGATTTCATTGTTAAGAAGTTAACTCCAATAGCAGGATTATCAACCAAAGCAACAGAAAATACATGTAAATCTTTTATTCTTCTAACAGAAGATTCTTCTAAATCATCTTTCATTTCTATATCAATTGTATTATTCATTTTACTCACCCCTTTTTCTTTATACTTATCCCATTGTGAGTAACAGATAGCAATAATTTGTTCATTACTTCTATCTGGGTCAATGTCATGCATTTCTTGAATGCATCTCCTGATAAATGTAGCCTTATCTTCACCACTACGAACTTTAGGTATTGGCATCTGTATCTTCCTCTATTTCATCAGGTTCTGTATTAGCTAATCCATAAATACTAAAACCCTTCAATTTTCCCATCCTAACCTGTGTCCATACATCTTTATCTGGAACATACACTCCCATAATCCAAGTTCCTTTCTTAACTATACTTCCATTAATTTCAATATCTGAAGGCGCAATATAAGATTCTACAACATAGCAAGTAACATTTTTAGAATGCATAACATCAATATTTCTTGACCTTATCATATAATCATGAGCTGCTTTTTCAATATCTTCCTCGGAAATCACTTCTCCTTGTAAATCAATAACTTCAGGAACTAGAACTGCTCCATAAACAATTTGTTTTTCATCATCCCTTTTCAAAACAACATTCATTCCTGCAGTTGGTAATTGAGATTTTTTAATATTAGCTAGTTCATAAATAACATCTTCTTCATAATTTTTATATTCAGGAACTTCTTTCTTAAATCTTTTATAATAACCAACTAAAAAATTAAAAGATTTTTTCCTTTCTGTTTCAGGAATATTAAGTCCACCTCTTCCACCTTTAACAGCAACCATAGCAGCTACAACACCTCTCCAGATAGCAGTGAGTTTTCCATTTATAACATCAGCGAATGGAAGTTTATATCCACCAAAACTATCTGCATTATCAGGGTCAACATAAACAAATCCTTTTCCATATGCTTTCCAATCCATCTTATCTTTATCACCACTACCATCAGAAGATGCTTTCTTCCTCATATTAATAATGGCTTTTCTCGCATCCCATGGTCTTTCACTATTCAAAGGTAAATTTGGGTCACCACAGATTTTTTTCAAGATAGTATCCATTTTCCTTTACCTCCTCTTCTAAACTTATTATAGCCATAAAGATACAAAAAGTTCACTATTTGGGTGATTCCTCTCCTCGTCTTGGATTAACTTTTGGTTCGTTCTCAACATCCATAGTATCTAAATCACCTTTTTTATTACCACCATTCATCAAATCCAAAGTGACATTAACTAATCCATTTTTAGTTATTTCAAACACATTAGAGCCAATAACTAAATAATGTTTATCTCCACCTTCAATAGGTTCTTCACCTATTTTAGCTCGCATTTCATTTACTGACTGAACGCCTGTCATAACATAAGCCCTGACATCTCTAGCTTCTACTCTTTGAAGTCCTTTTCTACTTATTCTTAATTTACAATCAAGTTTAAGTTCTCTACCAAAAACTTCATCATTAAAAATATCTTCAATAATACTCATTAAAGGTTCAAGTAATCTACTTTGTCTTGCTAAATTTTGTATAGTAAATGTAGGTAAAGAACCTTCACCTTTACTTTCAGCTACAGGAATAGCGAAAGCTCTATAAATAATATCATCTATTAACTTCCTCATTCCAACAATAACAGAATCAAAAGAAGCATCTTTCAAATTAACAAACTTTAATTTATCAGGTTCTATATTTCCTCTCATCAACAAAACTTTAGGACCCTCATTATTTTCCAATATAGCTTTAAGTTCTTCTTTTGCTCTTTTAAAACTTTGTTTATCAAGACCACCAAATAAGAACACTCCAGGTGGAATAGAATCTTGAGCAATTGACCTATAGATATAATCAGTAGTTAAAATCACACCTGCAATTTCATCTGATATAGATTCAATAATAGGTGTTCCATAAACTCTTTCAGAAGAGGGATGTAAAACTCTAAATATAATATCTTTCTTTTCAAAAGGAATAGTCCGCCCCTCAACCATTTGTTTATATCCAGTAATAATTCCATACTTATCTCTTACCACAATAAAATTAACAGGGTTTCTTGGATAAAGTTCATAAAGAGTATTTTTCTTACTTCTAACTTTTTCAATAAAAGCAGTATCAGATACTAACAAATCAACTACTACTTTATAGACGAAGCTTCTATAAGTTTCATTATTATAGTTTGGCTGTTCAAGAAACTCTTTTGCTGCTTCAATATCTTTTTTCTTTCCTTCTAACTTATAAGAAGCAGAACTAACAATAGAAGCTATTGAATCAACACAATTCCTGACAGCAGAAGACGCTCTATACAATGAATACAAATAGTCTTTTGATAAAGTAGATTCATTTGCATCAGTAGCAGTAGATAACACATTATCTACTTTAGGTTCTTGCTCTTCCTGTTCTTTAGGAGTTCTTTTTCTGACAAAAAAAGGGAATTTCACCTTCTCCACCTCCTCTTTATATTTTCATTACCTACATTTGATAAACTATCAAACTCAACATCCTCAACTTCAGCAGTTTTCTCATTTATTCCACGAGCAGCAATACATAAAGCAGCAACCATATCATTAGTAGCACTGAAAGGATATTCTATAAGCTCTTTCTTCAAACTACACCATATACATTTACAACTAACATCATGTTGTTTATCTGGAATATACCATAATCCATTATTCATTTCTACTGCTAAAGAAGAAGCAATAATTCTGATATACTTACTACTAACATTAGTTTCCATAGGCACAACAGGCACAGCCTCACTTCCACTACTCTTCATCCAATGAACTATAGCATTTTGATACACATTACTCTCCACAAAAATATAGTTATGTTTATAGATATTA